GTGGGTAGAGTTTCACTCTGAAATTCATAGACAGAATCATAATCAATAAATGCATTCTGTCTGACCAATGTAGGGCATTGCACCCTCTCCACGTTTTTATTTAAAGAATTTTTCGCAATTAATTTAATATTCATTGTATTTTTATAATTATTATTATACAATATAGATAATTTTTGTGTTCTAACTGACACTTTTATAAATATAAATTTCGGGGATCGCCCTAGTAAGAAAATATGTATATATCCATTCTTTATGCATTTATATATCACTTAAACGACATAACAGTAAACTACATATACATTACCCTTTTGGTTTACATGGACCTGGTGTAATAGGCCCTAGCTAAGTTTAATGACTTTCTAGGTCAGTTGCGCATTAATTGCGCGAACTCTTCCAGAACTCATCATAGAATTGTTCCCAAGTAGGGAACGAATTTTCTGATGTATACAGTTCTAGGTCATTTTTAGTAACAATACGTTGAAACATGAGACTCTTCTTATTGAAGATCTCTTTTCCATAATAGAAATATTCTCTGTGCATGGATTCCATCACTGCGATAGCGTGGTATTCAGCACTCAGAGATTTAGATCTCACACATACTGTCAGACATTTGCCTATCGATTCCTCATCAAGAGGAGCCAAATAGGCACCAACATCTTCATCCCATCTCCATTCTCTTTTTAAAAAAGAAACTTGAGATATATTCAGATAAGGTACACTCGCAGCCTCTTTATCTGCCATGGTGTAATCTACACCTATGTCATATAAGACTTTCTGTATGGTAGTATGATCAAAGAAAGGACTTCTCTTAGAGATGCCCATCACATTATCATCACCATAAGTCATGAGTGCCACATCTTGTTTAAAGTTTTGTGACGTTTTCTTGGGACTAAGCACTGCGTAGCAATAACGCATGTACAATGAATTGGCTATACTATTAATAATAACAGTTAGAGGATGTCCAGAAGGATTACTTCCATACATCTCAACCAAATCTCCATTGAAGTCCATGAGAGGAAACGCTGTGTCTTCAGCAACACCCTGCATGACCAAAAGATCTTGCACAGTGTATCCTGCTGACTTACAAATGTCTCTCAATATGTCAAAGCAAGCTAAGATCATATCGGGACACATTTTCTTATCGTAAACTCGGTAATCACCGGCAACAATTCTATCTTTCCCAAATTGAGTCAGATAAGAATGCATGTTGCCCCACTCTGTGGAACACGCATTGGTTCCTACAGCTGTTTCGAAAATATACTTATTATTCTGAATCACTCTAATAAGTGATAGAAAGTATTTTCGAACCACAAAAGACCAATCTCCAGGTCCCCCGCAAAATACGCGGGTTTTCTGTTCTTGGATCTTCTTAAAAGTGGTGGGATCATCTTTGAGATGTCCACAAAAGCTTGGCATGAACCTTTTTCCAGCATGATAAGTTTCAATAATCGTGTTAATACGATTTTGAATCTCCTCAGTAAATTCCATAGGTTCTGTAAGACCATCTTGCTCTGGAATAGGGCGTAAGAAATACTTCTTTCCCTTCTTCCATGGATCGCCCATGCTAGTGTGTCTATTCATTTTATCAACAAATTTAACACCTGCGGCACCATTAAGTGTGGTGACATCATCATAAACTTTAATTTCATCGAGTTGGTCTTTAGGTAGATTTTTAAGTATATCTGCTAAAAAAGACTGTTTACACTCTGTGAGAACGGTAACGTCCATCTGCGTAACAGGTTTTACCATGTCAACAGCAGCTTTACGCCAAGGTCCCCATCCTTTCATCACGGGTTTATCATGCTTAACTTCGTATCCTTCTTCTAATACAGAAGCTTGAATCAAAGTTGGCACAACCCGTGATTTTGGGGTGGGTTTAAATCCTCCAAATGAACCGTATACATTAGCAGTTCCCTGTTCAATATATCTGAAAACAGATTTAGAATGGAGATCTGAAATTTCACGTTCAGCACTCTCACTACTAAGCAGTGGAGCATTGGACACAACTAATGGTTCCGGAAATAATTTAATATATGATTCCACCATCTCTCGCGAGATGATTGCACATGCACCAAAGCATCTATCCGGTTGTCCCAGAGCGTGGATACCTCTAATAAGAGGTCCCATACTACTAAGGCACACCACAAGTGAGCCACAATCCCCCAACACTGTGGGTTCTGTGGGACTATATTTCCATGTTTCCTCAATGGAA